ACGCCATACTGCACGACATGAAGAATAGCTTGAGCTATAACGAGAAGTTTGTAGATGCCTTTTCCCAACGGCTTGACCAAGCCATCAAGACTGCAAAGTTCTAATGACCAAAATTAAATGGAGTCACTCAGGGCTCAAGGATTTTGAGGGCTGTGCAAGACGTTACCATGAGATTAAGGTACTCAAGAACTACCCATTCACAGACACAGTACACACCATCTACGGCAAACAAGTGCACGAGTCTGCTGAACTGTATATCAAGGACGGTACACCCCTACCCCCTGAGCATGAGTTCGTGAAACCAACGCTGGACGCACTACTTAAGAAGACAGGGCGCAAACTTACTGAGTATGAAATGGGTTTAAGAGAAAATTTAACACCATGTGCTTTTGATCACGCAGACGTGTGGGTACGTGGCATAGCTGATCTATTAATCATTGATGACGACGGGCTCAAGGCTAAGGTTGTGGACTACAAGACAGGCAACGACAAGTACCCCGACCGAGATCAACTAACGCTTATGTCTTTGATGGTGTTTGCCCACTTCCCCCACATACGCCAAGTTAATTCTGCCCTACTCTTTGTTGTGAAGAACTCGATGGTTACACAAACGATGACCGTAGAGGAGAAAGAGTTTCATTGGTGGAGGTATCGGGAGAGGGTAGCCAAGTTAGCCGCTTCGTACGACAATGACTTGTGGAATCCCACGAGCACACCACTATGCGGTTGGTGTCCAGTTAAAAGTTGTGAGTTTAACCCCAAACATTAATATGAATAAAACACAACGACTAGAAAAAATTCGCAGTATTTTAGATTACTACACATTTGAAACTGTGTTTGCGCCTGATGATACCGAGGCAATAAATACTTTAACTGGGTGGACGTTCTCACACTTTAAAAAAGTAATAAACCCTAGAACGCCGAACGAAACAAGATGTTTAGCAGTATCTAATGATGGTATTAACTACGAAGTGTGGTCATGGCGTAAAGCAGTAACGCCAGTAAATAACAAAACCTTAGCACTTCGCTCAGCTATACAGCACCAGTTAGATGCTTTTTTAAAAGAAAGCGCACCTATCTGTATAAGTTGTGGTAGCACAAAGGATTTAACAACTGACCACAGGAACGTGCCTTTCTCTGTATTATCAACAACTTTTTTATTAAACAACCCCTATTTAGAAATACTTAATGATAATAGTGGTACTGGCTGGGTAATCAAAGATAAAAGTATGCTTGAATTGTGGCAAAACTTCCACAAAGAACAGGCTACGTATCAGATTCTATGCCGCTCCTGTAACGCAACGAAAGGTACAAAATGACAACTAAACGCAACTACAAAAAAGAATACGCAACATACGATGGCACAGAGATGGTCAAGAAGAAACGTGCCCAACGTAACAAAGCACGACGCATGCTTATGCGTGAAGGTGTAGTACACAAGGGTGATGGCAAAGACGTTGATCACAAAACACCCTTGAGCAAAGGTGGCACAACAGTACGTGGTAACTTAAAAGCAGTGCCCGCAAGTAAAAATAGATCATACAAACGAAAGGCAGATGGGTCAATAAAATGAAATTTGAAAACACACACGGTATACGCAAGTCAATAAACTATTATTGCGCACAGGTAAGCAGTTGTTTCCCAACAAGTGGTAACAAGAAAGCTTCAAAAAGAAAATGGACAGAAGGTAAAGATTTATATCTTGGTGACATTAGCGGTACAGAAAGAGTTCTTGTAGCAGTACACATTCTTACAGATGAGCATAAAAAACCCTTGTTGATGGACGCTGTTACTGGTTCGTTGTACAGACCCAAGGACGGCAAATGTTATACATCCGATACGCTACACATGAAGAAGTTTACAAAAGAAGAAGGACTTGCAGAACGTCTTATAAATATTAAGAGCGAGCATCATGTAGAAAGCGAGTAGCCATGGGGATCACAGACGAACAGTACGCAAAAGAACTTGATAAGTTAAAAGCAGAAGCAAAAATGGTTTTACAAGCAACGCATATAAATACAGGCGCATCAATGCCAAAAGACGGAACAATTAAAGTAACTAACAAAGATTTAGATCACGAAGCATTTAACGTATCTATATCAACGCTTATAGACATGTGGATAATACGTTGGCAAGACACGTGGGTTACTGAAGATCAACTATTTGATTTAGACGATTTTTGGCGTATTGCGTTTGTGCGGTTGGATAACGTTAAAAAGATAGAAAAGCATGCGTTAACTGACCCATACATGAAGGTATATAGGATTATTGAATAATGCAAATCATAGAAAACAAAGCGCTGTTATTTAAGACACGTAGTCCCGACAAGTACAGCGTGATACCAAGAAGCAAAGTGGTAAGCGAAAACAACGGCATATACGAAGTTGCTGTGTATTGGGGGCTAGATGAAATGCGGGTGCTTCGCAACCTAGGTGTTAAGAACCCACCATCACCCATTACCGCTAAATATAATTGGCCCGGTCGGCACAAACCATTTGCGCATCAGATTGAAACGTCATCGTTCCTTACAATGAATCGCAGAGCGTTTGTGTTCAATGACCCCGGCACAGGCAAAACGTTTTCTGCGTTATGGGCTGCCGATTATTTAATGAAGTTAAAGCAAGTGCGTAGATGCTTAGTTTTATGTCCGCTGTCTATCATGCACGACGCTTGGATAAGTAGTATTGGTAAAAGTATTATTCATCGCTCGGTAATAGCGGCGCATCATACACAAGCACTACGACGTATTGAAATGGTTCAAGGTGATTACGAATTTGTTATAGTTAATTATGATGGCTTAAACCTAATTGCTGAAGAAGTTGTTGCCAATGGCAAGTTTGATTTGGTTATCGTAGACGAAGCAAACGCATACAAAAACCCAACAACTAAACGATGGAAAGCGCTTAACAAAATACTTAAGCCCGACACCATGCTTTGGATGATGACAGGAACCCCTGCGGCACAGTCGCCTGTTGATGCTTACGGCTTAGCTAAGTTAGTAAACCCTAACGGTGTACCCAAGTTCCTTACAGCATGGCAAGATAAAGTAATGCACAAAGTTAGCAAGTTTAAGTGGGTACCAAAGCCCTCTGCACAACAAGAGGTATACAACTCACTACAGCCTGCAATACGTTATACAAAAGAAGAGTGCACCGATCTACCGCCTGTGCTTACCGAAACACGTAACGTGCCCCTCACCCCACAGCAAATTAAGTACTACCGCATGCTTAAGGATCGCATGCTAGTACAGACTGCAGGTGAAACAATTACCGCAGTAAATGCCGCCGCAGGTGTTAGCAAACTGTTGCAGATAAGTGCAGGCGCCGCATATACTGATGACCATGAAGTTGTTGAGTTTGACTGCTCACCACGCTTGAGTGTGTTGCTTGAGGTGCTAGAAGAAACAAGCCGTAAAGTTATTATCTTTGCACCATTTAGGCATAGCATTGAAACAATACACAACCACTTGCTGAAACACAACATTGCAAGTGAAGTGATTCATGGTGACGTAACTGTAAATAAACGTACTGACATATTTAAACGTTTTCAAACAACTGATGCACCAAAAGTTTTAGTAATTCAACCACAAGCCGCATCACATGGTGTAACATTAACTGCGGCGGATACTGTTGTTTTCTATGGACCAGTTATGTCTGTAGAAACATACTTGCAATGTATTGCACGTGCAGATCGTATTGGGCAAACTTCTACGAATGTAACGGTGATACACTTGCAAGGTAGTGAAATAGAAAAGCGGATGTTTGATCGCCTAGAGAAACGTGTTGAAGGGCATGATCTCTTGCTAAGCCTGTATAGGGAGGAACTAAGTTCCTAGGAAAAACCCTATATCGGGTTGAACACCCGTCTTTTTAGGTGTAAAATATTTTACAAAGGAGCATATAAAATGCCAAACGAAGAAATAATACCGCTAGACAAACTAGCACGTGTATATCGTAAGATGTATACAAAGGTTCAAGAACTGACAAAAGAATATGAAAGTCAGATTGAAGAACTTAAAGCAAAACAAGATGAAATAAAAAACGCCATGAAGGATCAAATGATGGCGCTTGGTACCAACTCAGTAAGAACTGCTGAAGGCACCATCATCTTGTCACAGAAGACGCGCTACTACACAGACGACTGGGATTCATTCAAGCAGTTTGTTGTACAGCACGACGCATTAGATTTGTTTGAGAAGCGCATAGCGCAGAAGAACATGTCTATGTTTTTAGAAGAAAATCCCGGTGTAGTACCCGCTGGGCTTAACTCGATGTCTGAGTATGCAGTAACTGTTCGTAAACCAACTAAATGAAGGAGTAGTACCATGGGCGAAATTGCCAAATTTAATCCTGCACAAACACCCGCTTTTGCTCGCAAAGGCGAACTCTCAACCCTCGCTAAAAGCCTCGCAGGTGGCGGAATAGGTAGCGGCGGTAAACGCATCTCAATCAAGGGCGGTGTATTCCGTTTGATGTCAGATGGTAAAGAGATTACGTCAATTGACGATCGTAATCTTGATGTAGTTATTGTTAATGCCGCATCTAAAATCAGCCGTACCTATTACGAAGGTGCGTACGAAGAAGGCGTATCCAAAGCGCCTGATTGTTGGTCTGCTGATGGTGATAAGCCTGATGCAACGGCAGATAATCCGCAGGCTAGTGATTGCGCCTCATGCCCAATGAATGTTAAGGGTTCAGGTCAGGGCGAGTCCAAGGCTTGCCGTTTCTCCCAACGCCTTGCAGTAGTTCTTGCCAACGACATTAGTGGTGATGTAATGCAGTTAACCCTAGCCGCTACGTCAATTTTTGGTAAAGAAGAGGGTGATAAACGACCACTACAAGCCTACGCAAGATACCTTGCGGCGCAAAGTGTTAGTCCTGAACAACTTATAACTCGCTTGCGCTTTGATACCAAAGCCGCAGTACCTAAGTTGTTCTTTCAACCTGTTCGTTGGTTAGAAGATGACGAGTACGATATTGTTGTTGAGAAAGGTCAATCTGCAAGCGCTAAGCAAGCCATTACCATGACGGTAGCTAAAACAACAGAGAAGCCACTACAACTTGAAGGTGCAAAGCCAACTCCTAAAGCCAAGGTTGGATCGGTTGAGGTAGAAACTGACGACGATGTGGATGAGCCTGAGAAGCGCAAGCCTGCGGTAAAAGCAAGCGCAGTTCCACAGAAGAAAGCTAGCAACTTAGCCTCAACTGTTGATGAGTGGGATGACTAATAAATATAAGGGGGGCTTAGCCCCCCACTAAACGAGAACATCATGGCTTATTCAGACACAATAAAACAAACTACAAAAGTGGCACCGAAGACGCTCGGCAACCAGTTAGGTCGTTGGGCGGTGCATTTAGATTTTCCCGTAATACATATAGCAAAATTTACAGGCGCAACAAGACAAACTGTGTACAACTGGTTTAGCGGAACGGATGTAACGCCTGCTTACCGCATGCGGGTTCAGTCCTTGTTGAATATTCTACAGTCTAGTAGCACAGCAGAAGAGGCGATGAGAAAATGCAACAAAACTTAAACGAACACTCAGTTACACCAACAGCTTATACAGACCGTGAGTTAGTTGAATACGCTAGTCGCCTTGCACATAAAGAAGAACTACCAAAGACGTGGCAACTTGAACTAATTAAGCGTTTAGCAAATAAGATAAACAACAGCATTTATTAACTCGAAAGGTTTCACATGACGTCGCAAGAATTTCTAGCGACTGTGCTACCGACTTCGGGTAAATACTGCACCGTTGAGATAAGCACAGCAAAAAGAGAGCATGTATTCGTTGACTCTATAAACGAGTTGTACGACGCCGCTATGTCGTTTGATGCGAAGGGCTACAACGCTTTCTTTGCATTAGCTACGTTTGGGGCTAACGAGCGCAAGGCTGAGCACGCATTAAAAATTAGATCGTTGTTTTTAGATATTGATTGTGGAGTAGGCAAGGACTACGAGAAGAAACTAGATGCAGTCAATGCGCTTGCTAAGTTTTTAACCGAGACTGGCTTGGCAGACTTGGGTTCGCCTTGGGTATTAACAAGCGGTGGTGGTCTACATGTGTACTTCCCATTTAC